GACGAGTTCCGGAGTGTCAACAGACTGCACGGGCAAGCGTCCTTTTGGTGTACGAGCAATCCTTTCCCTATTGGTGAGGCCCCGGGAGGAACCCGGTCAACCCCCACTAGGACGCAGGAGAGCGCGCACGCTAACAGTGGCCAGGGCGTTCTAAGAGATGAACAGTCGGCTCAGAGAAGCGAATCCCATACATCACAACGAGGCCAGGGGGCCTTCACGCCTATTAGGGCAAACCAACACCAACATCACCACGCGTCAACATGACGCGTCACGAGGAAACAGCGTTCAAGAATCAGGCCAAGTATCGAGGTCTCTCAGCCAAGCAGAAACAAGCTCGCTGGCTGGACCATCAGAGGGCAAGGCCAACAGCATCAAGGGCACCTCCCAGGCGACCTGCCAGAGGTGCAGCACGGACCCAACCAGCTCATCACGCACACCACCACCATCACGGAGGCGGTGGCGGTATGGGCACAATGATTGGGGACGTCCTTGCTGGGCCCGTCGGTGGCGCACTTGGTGGCGCCGCGCAACGTCTATTTTCCCGAGTCACGGGCCTTGGCGACTACCAGGTCCGTACCAATTCGCTCATGGGCGTGCAAGACGGTTCCAAGGTCAGTAACATGATGTTCAATGATCTCGGCCAGTCAAGCATCCGTGTCCAGAAGCGCGAATTTCTTGGAACCATTGAATGTCCTGCTATCAACAAGGATTTCAATCAAGAGCGATATCTCATCAACCCATGTGACGAGAACTCATTCCCATGGCTGAGCCACATTGCACCTCTTTTCACTGAGTGGTGCCTTAAGGGCGCAATCATCACGTTTGAGACAACTTCCTCTGTGGCAGCAGTCGCAGGGGGTGGCTTGGGCACAATCGCAATTGCCACTCAGTACAATGTCGCTGAAAACGAGTTTGAGGACATGGAGCACATGCTTCAAAGTCCCTACCGTACTTCAGGCAACCCGGCGCAAACACTTGTACACGGCATAGAGTGTGATCCTGAACTGCAGTCCAAAGAGGCTCTGTTCACACGCCGCGAGGGGCTCAACCATGTTAACGCTCCCAATCTGTACGATCACTGCTTAGTTACTGTCGCAACTGAGGGCCTTTCCTCCGTGCCCGGGACAGTACATGGCAGACTGTACGTCAGTTACGACATTGAGCTGCGTTTGGCACTTCTGCCATCGTCAGCCCATGTCGGACGTCCACTGTCCCTGATCAATTCTTCCAGTTCGTTGAAGGACACCAGCCCTATCGGCGATGTCTCAACACTCACGAACTCCACCTTCCAGTCTTTCCCAACATATCGGAAATCCCACGGATTTCTTGATCTTGCCAAAGCAGTTGCCATCCAAGCTCCAATGGATGGCATCTCTGGCCGGCCAACAGAAGAGGCATCCCGTACAGCAGAGCTGATGTACTGGATGAATGAAAGCATCGACAAGAAAACCGCTTACATCGGTTTTATGCGGCCGGGGAACTACCAGCTGGTAATCAGCTGCTTGTCACCACCCTCCCTTAAGCCTGCTGCGCAGTTTGGCGTTCTACCGAACGGCATCAGGCAGCAGAATGGGCAGGGTATCCTCTCTTACCCGCCACCCGCGCCGGAAGAGAAGGTCAACGAGGTTGTCAACTGTGAATCCCCAGATGGCACCGTCGAAGTTTGCACCAACCTTTTCGAATTCAACACCCAGACCGGTGTTGGGTACGTTGGCTGGACAATCGGGTTTGCTATCTCTATTGAGCGCACGGCTTTCGGCA